TCGACGAAGATGAGGCCGTCGCGGAATTCGGCAAAACCAAGCAGACGCTCCGTCGCTGGCGAAGACGCGGTGTGGGTCCGCCATATGTGAATACTCCTTTGGGGCCGCTTTACCCGATTGCGGAGGGCCGCGATTACCTCCGCCGCAACATCGTTCAACCTCGAGTCAAGACAGTCTGAAATTCGCCCGGCGCACCGTCGCTCGGCGCCGTGGCGGTCATCGAGGGCGACAGCAAGCGGCCTGGCGTGAGAAACCGGGCCGCCCCAAAACTTCAAATGCCGCGCCGCCAGCGCGGAGATTGGGGTACAGCACAGGCTCCTGACGCGCAAGAGTTGGACTGTCCAACTCTACCGAGCGCAGAGCCGGTTGAAAACGCCCTTCGCAAAGGAAAGGAAGCGTGGCAGCGGCTTCAGAATAAGCAAACCTGGCAAGATTGGTGCGCAGTCGGCAAGGCGCATCTGATCGGCCGCGCTGAGGCCATGTACGAGACGTGTGTCAATACGCCCAAAGGCCGCCGCTACAACAGCGCCTTCACCCCGTGGTCATACAAAAACGGCTTTGAGAACCTGGATAAGGGTGATCGCTGCCGCCTGTTCGAGGTGATGGACCACCTTCCAGAGATCGAGACGTGGCGGCAGACGTTGGCGCCACGCGATCGAGCTGGCCTGAACCATCCAAGTACCGTGCTTCGGCGCTGGAAGGCGGCGGAAAGGGCAACACAAAAGATCGAACACCAATTGAGCCGATCTGCACTTGAACAAGCTGATCCGGGAAACCTCAATCCCCTCGCTTGGGCCAATGCCTCGCCGGCTGAGCGACAGCACTTCATCAATTCCATCGGCTGGCAGACCATCGGCGAGGCGATCCCGGCCGACTGGCGCCCGGCCATCGAGGAATGGCTGCATCCGAAACCGAGACCGACGATCATCGACCGGGACGGTTATCCGATTCCGGAAGATCTCAGCATCCCAGCTTTTCTGAAAGTGGTCTCGCCCGACGGCGTGACGACCGACACACGGGGGGCGAAATGACCGCAGCCGCTGTCCCCACCCGCGCGCACCTCGAAGCGTTCTTTTCGCGCGTCAATCCGGCCTGCGGCCGGCTGATTCTCGCGACTGATGCCACCGCGAGCCGCGATCCCCGCTTCCCGCGTCTCGGCTTTCTCGAGCGCGAGTTGCTTTTCCGCGACCCGCAGCGCGAGCTCGAAAACACGTTCGAGCGGATCTTCGAGGCCGGATATCAGGAAGGAATGTCTTGGGCGAAATGGGAGGAAGAAGATGCAGATCATTAGCGCAGATGAACGATTACGTGAAAAGCGCGGTGCCAAGGTTTTGATTATCGGACCAAGCGGCGTCGGCAAAACATCGTTATTGCGCACGGTCGATCCGGCTAGCTGCCTGTTTCTCGACATCGAGGCCGGAGATTTATCGGTACAGGATGTTGCAGTCGACACGCTGCGCTTGAGCAATTGGACGGAAGCGCGCGACGTTGCTTGCAAGATCGCCGGCGCCAATCCGTCTTATCCTCCGACTGCTTGTTACAGCGAAGCGCACTTTCGTGCTGTCAACGGCCCGCTCGAAAATCTGGCGAAATACAAGACACTGTTCATTGACAGCATTACCGCGGCCAGCCGTTTGTCGTTTCGTCACGCCGAACAACAACCGGAGGCATTTTCCGAGCGAACCGGCCGGAAAGACGTGCGCGGCGCTTACGGGCTGCACGGCCGCGAAATGATCGCTTGGCTCAATCAGCTACAGCACGCTCGCGGCATGAACGTCGTTTTCATCGGTATCCTTGAGCGCAACGTCGACGATTTCAACGTTGCCACCTGGCAGCTGCAGGCCGAAGGCAGCAAAACATCACGCGAGCTGCCGGCGATCGTCGACGAGATCATCAGTTATCAGTTTTTGGATTTCGGCGACGGCAAGCCGCCGATGCGCGGCTTTGTCTGTCACAACCCGAATCCCTGGGGATATCCCGCCAAAGATCGTTCCGGACGTCTCGATCAGATCGAGCCGCCCGATCTCGGCAAGCTTCTAACCAAACTCACCAATCAGCACGACCGAAACTCGAAAGGAGAACTAAAACATGACTGATACAGCAACTAACTTCGACTTCAACACAGCCGGCGAGCAACGCGTTGTCATCCCGGCGCAAATGATCTGCATGTTGCAGATGACCATCCGCCGCGGCGGCGCCGGCGATGATGGCTGGCTCAAGCGTGCCGCTGACGGCGCCAGCGAAGGTCTCGACTGCGAATTCACGGTCGTGGACGGGCCGTATGCCAAGCGCAAACTTTGGCAGCTGTTCACGCTGCGCGGCACGACAGAAGGGCACGCGGAAGCCGGCCGGATTTCCCGCGACACACTGCGGGCAATTTTGGAAAGCGCAAAAGGAATCCGCTGCGACGACAACAGCGAGGCCGCGAAGAACGCCCGCAAAGTATCGAGCTGGGCCGATTTCGACCAGATCCGTTTCCTTGCCCGCCTCGGCGTGCGCCCGCCCGAGGGCCGCTACCCGGCGAAGAACACGATTTTGGAAGTGATCACGCCGGACTGCCAGCAAGAGTGGAAGAAACCGGAGCAGATCAGCGCCACGTCGGCGAATAACGGGGCAGCGGCGCCAGCGCCAACAGCAACACCGCCGGCGGGTGCGATCACGCGGCCAGAATGGGGGCGGTGATAGTGGGCGAGACCACGAAAAAGGAAAACGAGTGGCAAGATAAGGCCACCGCGGCCGCCATCGCTGCCGCGCGTAAAATCGCGCTCAACTGCACGGGCCTGCCGCCGATGACTCCGGTCGGCAGGCTCAGCGATCTGCAATGGGGATGGATCATTACCGCCGGAATTTTCGGCTGGATCCAGACCCGTTGCGAGCAGGCCGTCGAAGAAGGCCTCGACCAGGAGCAATCTGTTCGCCTCACCGGACCCAATCCGTCGCCGTGTGACGTCGTCGTTGTCCGTTCGATCTTGCCGACGCTGGCTGACCAGGCTGCGGTCGACTGGTCACAGCCGCTCGAAGCCTGGTCGAAAGACATCATGGTGAATTTTCTGCTGCTAGCGTGGCGGTTGATTGGTGCGGCCGAAATCGCGCGGGATCAGGGCGCCGGCAAGATCCTTCGCAAGTCAGAACTCGCACTCGCGGAGCTAAACAACCCGATCCCTTTCGTCTCGTGAGGTTTGTGATGACGCTGGAGCCGCTGCCGCACGTGAATCCAATTCGAGCACTGCGCTGGGTTCTGAAGGGATTGCTGCGAGAGCACGGAATGAGATGCGTGAACCTGCGTGAAGAAGAACCATGAGCATGGCACTGGATTTCAACCGCTCAAACCTGTCAGACCGGCCGATCAATCAGCTGATCAATGAGCTGATCGAGCGCGCCGAGCCGCCGAGCGAGAATCACCGGCAATATCTCGGCGCCAGCAGCATCGGCAGCGAATGCTTGCGCAAGGTGCAGTATGACTGGATGGTGGATCCGGTCTTTGCGGTGCGCACCAAAGCTATTTTTGCGCGCGGACATTTCTTTGAAGAGCTGACGCGCCAGCATTTGATTGCCGCTGGGTTCAAATTCGCACCGCCGGAGCGACGGCAGAGATTCGAAACCGCCAGCGGATTATTCCGCGGACACGCTGATGGAATTATTACCGACGGGCCGCAACTGCCGGCGCTGCGCTACCCATGCTTATGGGAACACAAGTGTCTCAAAGCAAAAGGTTGGAAGGCGATCGAACACGACGGTTTGGTCGGGCTTTATGCGCCGTATGCTGGGCAGCTGGCGGTCTATCAGGCTTACTTGGACGTCACCAATCCCGCTTTGTTTAGCGTCACCAACGCGGACACGTGTGAACGACTGCACTTTTTGGTCCCGTTCGACGCGCAGCTGGCACAGGCGATGAGCGACCGCGCCGTCGCCGTGATCGAGGCGACCAAAGCCGGCGAGCTGCTACCACGCATCAGCCAAGATCCTAATGACTGGCGCTGCCGCATGTGCGGCCACCACGAACGATGCTGGCGATGCTGATGGGAATCCCTGCGGGCACACAAGCCGGCGCCATCATGGCGGATCCCGGCATCGCCTTCCGCACCTATTCGGCCAAGGGCGAAGGCCGCGCTCCGCAGCGGCATTATCGCTGCTCGCCTCTCGACGAGCTGATGCAGTTGCCGGTCGCCAAGGTCGCTGCAGCAGATTGCTTTCTGTTTCTGTGGGTGCCGTTGCGCTCAATCGATCTGGTGAAGCCGCTAATGCAAGCTTGGGGATTCGCCTTCAGCGGGTCAGCGTTC